TTTATGCTGGTCTGGTTTACCAACTCCCGCAAAATCTCTTTAGTTGGCATTGTAGACAATGCAGTAATAAACGCTTGCACATTCTCAAAACTAATGCCTGCTTCTTTTTCTGCCATTAGTATTTAGCCTTTGGGTTTGGCGCTAGGGTTGTAAGCACATCGCCGCTAATTATTTTTGCGCCTAAAGTATTTACCGCGCACATTGCAATTGTATACTCCGCCCCGTAATTGGGTATGCGCTCCAATGTATAACAAGTTTGCACTAAATGCACAGTTGCCGCGTTTGTGCCTGTTACCTTTTCATCGTCAATATAAACTGTTTCTCCCTCTACTAAAATTTCCGTCATGGCGTAATACCCCTTACCGCGTTTATTACAACCTCAAAATGCTGTGGGTCAAACTCTGCAAACCCTACTGCATCCTCAAATAAATATTCTAAGCCTGTGGATAATATCTCGCCGCCGTTAGGGTCTTTATAATCGCGCCCTGTATAAATATTGCGCCACTTATCGCGCTTGAATATATCTTTAGGTTTATAATTGAAATTTGGGTATTCGGCTTTAATCTGTTCTACAGGGTCGCCCGCCGTTCTTGCATTATAAAATTGTTGCGTTATTCTGCCTGTGTATACAGTTCCGTTTGCAACTCGCCTTTGTGTTTCTCTCTCTATAAAATGCCCTAACTCATGCACAATCGTTGCGTTGTCTACTGTCATTTTTAAACTAATATAACTCTCCTCTACAAATTTTTCTAAATAATGTGCGCCTTTATTCTCATATTTTATGCGCGTGCCAAATTTGTTTTTGTCTGGCACAATATCAGGGTTGATAATACTTGCTACCCATTCTGCCGCCCTTGCATGCTGCGGATTTATTGGTTTGTTACCAGTAACTACAGGCAAACTTATTGCTACTGTGTTTGGTAAAACTAACAAGCTTTTTATTTGTTCGTTAAGCTTATAATTTTCTGAAAACAAATCGAACCTTGCTTCCTCGTTTAACTTTTTTAGTTTATTCCACTGCCTTTCCCATTTATCCCAAGCCTTTACATAATCGGAATATTCAGTAAACTGATTTATTTTAGGCGCTGGAATTCTAGCGTAAGTTTCTTTTGCTAACCTTGCTTGTTCTGCAACGTTTCGCAACCTGCTTGTTTCTACGCGGTTAGGGTCATTAGCTGCCAACTCTTTTACGAGGTCTAATATTTCTTTTCCTGTTTGTAGTTTGGCAGGCAATACCGCAGCAGGCAACGGCGGCACAACCTGCATTGGCGCAACCGTTGGCACTGCAATAACTGGCTTGGGCGCAACGGGCTTTACAGGCTTTGGTTTCGGTATCGTTGGCGCAATAACTTCGCCGCGCCCTTCCTCTGTGTTCTCCGCCTTTACCTCTACGCCTATTCTGCAATGACACCACGGATGAGCGGGCGGTCCGTCAGGAAATTTTTTTTTATATGTTTCTTCTTTTTTATTATCCAACGGTTTGCAAATCGGGCAAACCTTTTCGTCTAGGTTTGTACCCCAACGCCGCACAACGTCTAACCCATCCTCTGTTAGCCCATCGTAATAACCGTTTACTGCTGCGCTCTTGGCTCTGGTTACTTCCGTTGTGGCTATCATTGCCACGCGGTAATCGCTAAACGTTGGAAACAAACCAGCCGCAACCATTGCAGGCGTTAGGCTAGGGTCTTGCACTAGCTTACTAACCATGCGTTGCACGTTGGTTATGGTTGTGGCTTCTAACCCGCTCTTTAGTTCGCCAAAACTATATTTCTCTGCCCATTCCTGCGCGGCAGTTTTATAGCGCTCTGTGTCAAGCGGCACGCCTGTTTCTATTTCGGTTGCCTGTATTTGCGTTGTGTAAACATTGGTTAGCACGGGCGTTATTCTTTTTGCCAGCGTGCTAAACATTTCGTCGGCTGCTACATGGTCTACAATCCCGCGTGCCGCCTTTGCTTTTATCTGGTTGCCATATTGCTTGAATACCGCCCGCACTTTTGCCGCAACTGCTTTCTCTGCTTTGGTCTGCAAAACCAAACTCTTTATAACCCCGTCCTCGAATACGTGTTCTAAATATGCGCTCGGTTCCTGCAAGTGTGATTTTATAAACGTTTCCAATTCAGGCGGTATTTGCAGGCATTCAAATTCCCTGCCGCGCTCAATGGATTTTGCCGCCACGCGCTGCCACGTTTTTAGTTCGGCTTTCACCTGTTGCACGTGGGTTGCATTTGCGTATTCGTCTGCTAGTTGCTCTTGCAAACTAACGGTTGCAGGCTTCTTGCTTTTGGCAATAACCACGGGCGCATCGTTGCTAATGGTTTCTACTGTGGCATCTGTACCTGTTACTTCCTCTACGCTATAGCCCAATATAAGCATTGCATCGCGCAATGGCATTCCAGCGTTTACTAGGTTTACCAATGCGTTACTGCGCTCTGCTTCGTCCTCTTGGTATACGCTTAGGCTTTCGGGCGTAAACCGAATAGTAGTTTGCGTTTCGTTTAGCAGTTGGGTATTGAATGCATCCTCGTAAAACTGCAACCGCGCTTTGATTGTGTTTTCGTAAAACATGCGCTGGTCGGATATTGCAGTTGCATAGTTGGCGCTATCACTGGTTAGCAGGCTTAGCGGTATTCCAAACGCGCTTGCAATCTCCCGCGTTGTAACTGTCTGCAATTCCTCCATTGCCATTGTATTTAGGGCAGGTGTAATTGGCGTAACGGTTACTTCGCTTCTCACTGCCAGCACGCGCCACGCGTTGCGTACCCCTTGCATTGTGCGTTTGAAAAACCTTTCAGTGCGTTCTATTTCCTGTGGCGGTGGGTTGCCCTGCATGCTTAACAGGGTTAGCGGCTGCCCGCCACTGCTAAAAAACCCGTGTGCAAAATCACTCATTGCAATTCGTAGAATGGCAGCAGGCAACGCAACCTTTGCAGGCGCAATGCCTGCGCCAACTTCGTCTTGAAAACTAAACTCGCGCATATAAACCAAGCGGTCTGCCTGCCACGGTCCAAACGTTTCGTTTCTAATCTGTTGGGTAAACAGGGTTTCCCGTGTTCTATGGTCGTAGGTTGTGCGCATCGTTGTAGGGTTTAGCACCTGCAACCCAACTGTGCGCTTGCCGCCGTTTGTGGGTTGCATCTTTAGCAGGTAAGCCGCGCCGCTTACAAGTAACGAGGCTTCCATTTCAAACAGGATTTTGCTAAGTGATTGCGGGTATATCCACGAGGTTAGTTTGTCGTTCTTGCGCAATACAAATGGCATTGCCGCCAATGCGTTTGCCCGCATTTGAACCGCCCTGTATAGCTGCGGAGTTTTGTTATAAGCGTCGACTGTGGAATTTACTTCGCCGCCATTGTCAATCATCTGCTGCGCCCAAGCAGGAATAGCAATAACGCTTTTGCTGCTAATGCCAGCGTCAAACAGTTTGGTTTTTGTGTAGCTCAATTCTTACGCCTCGAATAAAACCAATCTGCTTCCTAGCTTGGCAGCTTTCCAAGCGAGGCTGCAGGATATAACCATATCATCATGCATGTTTGCGGGCGCACTAAAACGGATTGTACCCGATACTAGCCGCTCGCTTTGGTATGCCTGCAATTCGCTTATCAAAAAATGATTGTCTGTTAGCCCAATATCCCTGCGCTCGATTGCCAGCGCTAGTGCATCTATTAGCGGTGGCTTGCTTGTGGCTGTAGTTTGAAACGCCCGCACTGGCAACTCGAATTGCTGCAGCGCTTCCACTAATGGCGAGCCTAAACTGTTAGCCTCTGCAAGTATATCATAAGGTTTCCACAATTCGCACAAACGCCGCAGCCGCTCCAATTGTATTGCATAGCTGGTTTGCGTTATGCGCTCAATACAAACTACCTGCGCATCCTCTACGCAAATAATTGTGTATACCGTTGCATCGTTTACCCTGCCCCAATCTATCCCCATTACATAGCTTTTGTAGGGTTCTGGTTCGGTTGCATGGTCTCTAATGCATTCCCTAACGCCCTTGAAAACGCCCGCGTTATCGTCTACAAACTCTGCTAACCATTCCTGCCTGTAGGTTCTATCCGATACCGTTTGCTTGGCTAGTTCTGCCGCGTTGCGTATGCTTGGCATTGGGTTTGCCGCGCTTGGCGCTGTAAAACTAACGCAATAACTGTTTGCCTCTATGCCTGCAATAAATTGCTGCCAAAACCAATTGCGCCCTTTGGGAGTAGAAACAATAAACATTCGCCCGTCTCTATCTGCCAGCGTAGGTAGCAGCACATCGGTAAACGTTTCTTCGCGTATGCGGGCTGCCTCATCCACAATCACTAGGTCAAATGTTTCGCCGCGCAAACTAATATCGTTATCTGCGCTGTAAACTGTAAGCCTGCCGCCGTTATAAAAATCAACTGTGCGCTCTGCGCGTCTGGCTTGCGCCCGTGGTTCGCTGGTAATTACGCGCTCTACAAACCGCCATAGCGGGCGGCTATTGGAATACGTAGGCGCAACCCATGCAACAATACCGCCCTTGCATGCACTGCTAATTGCCAGTGCGCCTGCCATAGTGGTTTTTCCCCACCTGCGCCCCATAGCAACGGTAACGATTTTCTGTTTAGTCTGTGCTATTTGTGTCTGGTCTAAACGCAATCGCGGCAACTGCAGCGTCAAAACTATATGCCTCTACTGCTTCTATTTGTATCGGTCCTAACTCATCGCTTCCGCCTATTGGCTGCGGCACATTGCCCCAACCATATTTCAAAACGTTTGCGCGGTCTCCCGCGTTCTTGCTTGCATACATTTGGCGCAACAATAAATCAAGCCTTGTAAGTTCTGGCAAACCGCTTGGCTGCTCGCCTAGCTGCTGGATATATTCGCGCAGTTCTCCGATTGTGCGCGGTCTGCCGTGTCCAACTGCGGCTTTGTTTCCAAGTTTGAAACGGTGTTCAACAGGCGGCAGGTTTCCGTTATTGCCTGCGCCAACCAACTTTGCTTTTGGCGGTTTGCTCGCCGTTTGTTTGCGTTTTGGCATTCTATGTTATGCGCTCGATTACCAACGCTGGAAACGCGGTTTGCATGCGTTCTAATATTACCGCGCAGTAGTTCGGGCTAATTTCAATTCCGAAACATTTGCGCTGTAAATTCTCACTAGCAACTAACGTTGTGCCGCTTCCTGCAAACGCCTCATAAATAATGTTTTCTTTTTCGCTGTAGTTTTCAATAAAGTCTTGCCACAATTTCAAAGGCTTTGGGCATGGATGGTTAGCTGTTTCTTTTGCAGTGCTGAATTGTGCCGCATAATCAAAAATGTCTAGGTGTCGTTTTTTACCCCACTTTTCGCCAAAAAAGATAATAG